AATAGATAGTCTTGAAAAAAAATGTGAAAATTTAAGAAGCATGGGACAAAAAGTTATTGCTCATTATACAGTAATTGATGTCGAAACAGCGATTAAAAGAGCAGAAGAAAGGTATCAAAGAACAGGTAGAAAAATTCCAGAATCCTTTATTAGAAAAACAGATAGGGTATTAAGAAATATTTTACCAAAAGCGATAGAAAGGGGGCTCTATGATGAACTCAATATTTATGATACAAATAAAATTCCGCCTGTAAAAATAGCTTATGCAGAAAAAAATAAATTAACAGTATATGATAAAGAAGCTTGGGATAAATTTAAAAAAGGAAAATAATATGTTAACCACAACAGATATGATTAAAATAATGACTGAAGAAACATTAGGTAAACCTCCGACAATTAAAGGTGAAGAAGCTGATGAATTTAGAAGGGATGTCAAAAAAGATATTGATAAAATAAAAGCAGAAGGTGGGATTGTTGAAATTCCAAATGAATGGTGATTTAAAAATTCTTATTGCGGAAAATTACAATAATGTGGTACACTTCAAATCAAGTTCCATAAGGAGATTATATGGCAGATGAAAAATATATAAGACTTCAGATAGCCGACCAAGTAAATAAGCATATAGACCATGAGTGTTGCTCATTGGTGTTTACAAAAAATCAGGGTGTAAAAGGCATTCTTTGCAAGACCTGCAATCTTTTCATTTCAATGGTATTCAGTAAGAACAAGGGATGGGATGAAATAAAAGCAATAGAATTTATCAAACAATTTCCCGCACAGGTTCTTGAAACAAAAATTCTGGAAGATGAAAGCCAGTTTATTAAAATGGATTTTAAATCAGAAGCAGGTGACGAAACCGCAATTCAATTAATGCCTGTATTTAAAATGACAAAAGAAATTGAAGAGCAGACTCTTGGTAAATCTTTTTTCACAAAAGAGGAACTTGTTCCACGTGAAACAACAGAGGATAAGCCAGCAGAAAAATCCGATGAGTTCAAGGAAGAATTACAGATATGTAAATTAGATGTCGCCAAACAGATTGTTTATGGTGCTTTTCTTATACCGAATAAAGCCGACCATGCAGGAGATGTTATTTCATCAGAGGATGTCGAAAAGGTTGCCCATGAATTTCTCACAAAGTACAGGGAAATTGATGAGATGCACCATAAGGAAAAGACTGAAGCTGATATAATTGAATCCGCCATTGCATGGGAAAATGGAATGAAATATTATGGAAAAGAAATTCCAATAGGCACATGGTTCGGGGCAGTCAAGGTTTACAACAAAAACATCTGGGAAAAGATTGAAGCCGGAATTTATAAAGGCTTTTCAGTTCGTATAACCGGTAAAAGAGAGGAGATAATTCAATGAGTGATGAATCATTTATAATTTTTAAAAGAGCAGTAACAGAAGAAAAGTATGGTGTTCTTGGAATGAGATGGGGAACTCATCAAGAAGGAGGACGGGATGTAGCAAATCATATATATACCACCAAACCTATTGATTCCAATACATTAAATACTAGATTTCATTTTGACCAACCCGGAGTTTCTGGGCAAGCAATAAGTGAATTAATTTCTTCGGGAAGGACAAAAAAAATTATGGCTGAATCAGATAAGAAAAAAATTATCGATATGCCGATAGATAATCTTGCTTCTAAATTAGGAACGAATACTGCGGAAGCAAGAAAATTAAAAGATTTAATAAGTAGACAAAAATAATTCAACAGCAATTAACTTTTTACACATAACGAAACATAGTTTAAGGAGAATTTAAAATGGAAGAGTTAAAAACATTATTGTTAAAGTTTGCCGAAGAGAAGGATATTACTACACTTTTGGAAACAGCAAAGAGTTTTGCAGAAAGTGACATCAAACTTCTCAAGGAAGCATTGACGGCACTTGGTATGGTTAAGGATATGCCTGTTGAAGCAAAGAAAGCAGTCGTATCACTTGCCAATGCTTTAAAGCCACTTGGTGACACAACCAAGCCTCTGGATGAAAGACAGTTAAAATTTATGTCAGATATTGAAGCGGCAATCGTTGCAAAGCATGAAATTTTAATCAAGAAGGTTGAAGATGTTCTTGGTTTATTTCATAAGAAAGTAAAAGCCGAAGTGGAAGTAGTTCCTTCAGGTATTAAGGAAGGCGACGTTGTTTCTCTTGGCGATAAACAGGTAACTGTAGTTTCAGTTGATGAAGCCGCAGGTACAGCAAAAGTAAAGAATGAAGATGGCACTATCGAGGCTTGTGAAATAGCATCCTTGAAATGCAATTCAGAAGATAAAAAGCCAAAGAAAAAATCCGAAGAGGAAGATGCAAAAGCAGAAGCCGACAAAAAGAAAAAAGAAGAAGAGGAAAGAAAGGCGGCTGAGGCAAAATTAGCAAAAGAAAAGGCCGACAAGGAAGCTTCAGAAAAATCTTTTCCAAAGTCAGACCCATTCAGAGCGGCTCTTTACGGAAAAAGAAAATAATCTTTAACTAGTAAGGAGAATTTTATGAAAGCAAAATATAAACTCAAGGCTGACTTCGTGGATAGAATCGCAATTTGTGATAAGCCTTGTGTCCCAGATGCTCAGATTGTTCTTTTCAAACGGAAAGAAGATGATGCAGAAATTTTAGATAAGTCAGAGGAAAGTGCAATAACTGAAATCGAAAAATCAATAGAAATATTGACAAAGGCTGGTCGTAAAATTTCTGGAGCAAGAATTAAAAAACTCAAAGATGCACTTGGGATTTTAACAGGTCTTATAAATGAAGTTGTGGATTCAGAAGCGACAGCTATGACCATGACTCCAGAACATATGGCACGTGTAACAGATGCCATGTTGGGTGCAGAGCCGATTAAAAAGCAGATGGAAGATGTCAAAAAATTACAGGAGTCTGTAGATTCAATAACAAAAGTTATTGGAGAAAATGCTGAGTCTTCCAAAAAGCTTAAAGAAGAAATTCTTAAATCAGTATTACCAAAGTCAGAAATCTTGAAAGAGATGAATGACGAATTGAATAAGCGTTTTAAGGAACGTGAAGAAATATCTCAACAGATATTAAAAAAGGCGGAAGACGCTAAAAAACTGGAAACAGAAAGCTTTACCAAACATAAAGCGGATATGGGAAAGCAACTCACAGGAATTGAAGAATTACTTGAGAAGCACAAAAAATGTATCTTGGATTTAAACAGCAAATATGGAATTAAAAAAACTTCATTGGACGAGGACATGGAATTAAGTAAAGGGGAAATCGATTCAAATGGAGAAGCCAAGTTCAACGATGTTGTACGAGGCAAAAAAAGAGCTTAACAATAGATACATATTAGGAGAAAATATAATATGGCTACGAAACTTTCAATAGACCAGATTTTGGAAAAGGCGTTTACCGCAGGTGACTTAACTGCTGGTGGATTGCTGAATCCAGAACAGTCTGCTTCATTTGTACAGGGAATCATAGATAATGCAGTTATCCTTCCCTTGTGCAGACGTGAGCCGATGAGAGCATCGGTAAGGCAGATTGACAAAATTACCTATACTGGAAACGTGTTGCAGAAACCGCCAGCAGTAGGCACAGCACCTTCAACAACCAGCAAACCTATAACCAGCAAAGTATCCTTGACAGCTCAGGAAGCAATTCTTGCAGTTGATATTGGTTATGATGCACTCGAAGATTCAATCGAGGGTTCAAGCTTGTTTGATACCATCATGGCTTTAACGAATAAGAAAGTCGCACTTGAAATGGACACACTTATTCTGCATGGAGATACAGCAGGCGGAACAGCAGATTATCTTGAAATTCTTAATGGAGTATTCAAACAGATTACTTCACACGTTGTCGCCGGAGGTTCTGCGGTACTTACCAAGACACAGTTGTTCAATGCCTATAAAGCAATGCCGGGGAAATATATAGACCAAGAAGCGAATTTTAGCTTTTTTGTTTCCCATCTTGCAAGACTTGATTATATCAATTCTCTTGCGGCAGTTGCGGTTGACCAAGCTTTTGTCCGTTATTTGATTGACGGAAATAAGCCAGCATTTCAGGGCATTGAAGTAAAGAAAGTTGGAGCAATCCAGACTTATAATATTACTGGTGGCTCGCCAGCAGTAAACGGTTCAAAGGCTTTATTTATAAATCCTAAGAACATAATCTGGGGCGTTCACAGAGATATCACTTACGAGTTTGACAGACAGCCTCGTAAGAGAATTATCGAAGTCACAATGACCATGAAGGTTGATGTGAAACTTGAAGAGGAAGATGCCGCAGTAAAGGTAAATGCAATTTTGCATTCAACATAGACCTCTGTTTAATTATAAAGTGGGTAATTTATTTTACCCGCTTTATTTTATTTTAAAATAAAAAAGGTTTTAAGGAGTGGCTGAATGCCAAAGATAAGGTTATTACAAGAGCGTGGTGAATACAATACTCATGGTGTTATATATTACGCAAAAGAAATATATGAAGTATCAAATCAAGAAGCATTTGAACTTGTGAATCAAGAAAAAATGGCAGAGGAAGTCACAGAAGAATCAGAAAGAATAAAAAATAAATCCGTTCTTAATGTTCCAAGTAATAATCAATTAAAAATTGCCATGATTCGCATAGGCGGAATTGGTGATACTCTTTTACTGGCAATTCAAGCCAGAGCAGTTAAAAGAAAATATCCAGAATCATTCATTACACTTTATATCAGAGATAATCTCGCCAATGGAATTATCGATTGCCTTGGGGCAGTAGATAAATGTGTTACTGTGGGGAATCATTTATGGGAAGGTATTTTGGATAAGGTTAAAAAACATGGGCATAATATTATTTATGACAATCGTTATATAACAAAAGTTTATTTGGAGCTGGAAGATAAATATATGATATTAAATCAGGAAGAATTTGAATTATGGGAATCTTACTACAATGAATTTCCGAAGGGTAATAATAAACTCACAACAGACCATCCAAATATATCAGAAATAGAATTAATGAATCTTACTTCTGGACTTGATATAAATCGGGGGGATTTTATAATTAATCTTCCCGCTTCTGCTTATGTTATGGCGGATTTATTGGAGGGTCAAAAGTATGTTACAATTCATCATGGAGCGGATTGTGGAAGACAGACCAAATGTTGGGACACTTCTTATTGGGAAATAGTTGTAAAGTTTTTAAATAATAATGGTTACAAAGTCATTCAGCTTGGACAAAGGTTTGAGGATAAGATTTCCGGTGCAATAAATATGTTGAATAAAACGACACTTATCCAGAGTGCCGCTTTAATCAAGTGTTCACAGTTTCATATTGATACTGAAAGCGGACTTGTTCATCTTGCCAGAATGGTAGGGACAAAGTGTATTGTTTTATTTGCCGCCACTCCTGTAAAGTTTTTTGGTTATCCAGAGAATATAAATATCGTAAGTCCTTGCAGTTGTAAGGGTTGCTGGTGGGAAACTCAGATGTGGTGGAGGGAATGCCCAAAAGGTTATCCAATACCGACCAAATGTATGCAGGAATTGAAGCCAGAACTTGTCATAGAAGCCGTCAAATCTTTAGCTACAGAGGTCAAAACAGTTTTTAAGGGTTGTGGTATCAGGGAAGACGAAACTATCGTAGAACAGTATATTCATGGCAATAAGTTTAATGCCACAAAACATGAGTGGGATAGAATCTATGTCATGTTGGAATTGCTTAAGGAAAACAGTAATGTTATGGCAATAGGGTGCGATGAATTTACTCTTGAAATAATGAAACAAAGAGGGCTTAATGTTGTTCAATGTTGCGAAAAAATTGATAATTTCTTTTCTTCAGAATCGTGGGCAGGGTTTGATAAATTTGATTCTGTAATAATAGGAAGACCCTTGAATCAATTCAAGTCAATAGCACAATTATTTACTATGGTAGAAACAGTATTAAATCCTGATGGGGTAATTGTTTTTTCAGTTCCGATGAGTACTCCTGCATTTTCAGAACAAGATAACACTTCAATAAATAAATGGATTACTGATACTCATATAATTTATGAACAAGAAAAATATAGTTATTTTGTATGTGGATTAAGGAGAAATATAGAATGATTAAAGATGAACAATACAAAGGATTTTTAAATATAGAACCGCATGAATGTTTTTGGTGCGGAGAATTAACTTATGCACCCTTCTGGTCATGCAGAGAATGTTATCCTAAAAAAGAAGCCGCCTATAAAGAAATTGCCAAAACAGATAAAAAATTGAATTGGTGTAGTATGATTGAATATGTGAAAAAATATATTAAGGAAAATTTTTAATGTTCCCATTAGTTGATGTAGTGGTTTTAAATTATAATAATAAAGGTATGATAGAAAAATGTGTTGAATCTATTAATAAATTTTTACCAAGCGGAAATTTAATTGTCATTGACCAAGCAAGCACAGATGGTTCAAGAGATTGGTTGATGAATAATTATAAAATGATTGAAAACAAAAATCTTATTTTGAATTTAAATAACAACGGAGCATGGGCGGGACGGTCTCAGGGGGTCAGAGCGTCACAAACAGATTATATAATTTTTCTTGATTCAGATACGGAAGCAAGAAATCACGAATCTGAATGGTTGCCGATTATGCTTGATATGATGAGAGAAAAGGATTCTGGAATAATTGAAATGCGGGTTCAACTATGGGATGGTAACTGGAGACTTGGAGGCTTTGCCGCTTGTATGGTGAAGCGTGAAGTATTTCAAGATATTGGATTATTTGATTCTAAGTTTTTAATCGGAGCTGATAACCAATTTTGGGCAAAATATATGTGGAATGGTAAATGGAAATATAAATATTGTAAAGAAACAGATATTTATCATTATTGTGGCGGTACAATCACTCGTGGTTGTCTTAAGAATAAAGCTCAAGAATTGCATCAGAAATACAGAATTGAAATGCTTGAATATATTTACACAAAAGAATTTTTAAGAGATACACAATGGAAGTATAATTCTTTGCGGCATTACCATGAAATTCAGGAAGGGTATAGGGAAAATTAATATGGGTAACTATAAGGTAATCATAGACTTGGGGGAGTTAGGATGGTCTTTATATCTTTCCGCTTATTGTTTATGGCTTAAAGAGCATGGGTTTGACACAATGGTTTTTACTTATCCCGACAGGACTCCATTATTTAAAGACAGGGCTGATTATATATTTTGCCATAATGAAGAAACAATAAATAAATATAGTGGTTGTATTCAGGATGGTACAGGCTTCAGAAAGGTTGATGGAAAAGATATTAAAAAATATTATCAGAAATTTGTTCCGAAGGGTTTTGAAATTCCAGATGATTTTAAGCTTGGATGCTTCTGGTTCTTTAGAAATCAATCTATTTATAAACCTTATAAAATTGAAAATAAAATCGAGGGCAATAAAAGAATATTAATATTTCCAAGATATAGAAGAGGAGATGATGTCGAGTACAGAAATCTTCCAGAGGGGATATATCAAGAGCTTGTTCAGGAATTATGCGGGAACTATCCTAATAGAATTATTACTGTATGTGGCTCAAAAAATGGTACATATAGATTAAAATGTTCTCATCCAAATTTTGATGATAGGATTGGTCAAGCAGAAACGATACAGGACTTAATAGACCTTTGCGGCAATGCCATATTTGCTATGGGAGGAACTTCTGCTCCGCCCAAAATATCCTTACTTCAGGGAGTGCCGACATATATAATCGGGCATGAGAAATATAGATTCACTGTTGAAGAAAACTGGATGAAAACAAAAGTCTGGTTTGACGAAATAAAAAAAGAAGATTATCCAAATATAAGTATATCTGGATGTGTAGGAAAAATCATGGAGGCTGTGCGATGTCTATAAGTGCTTGTTATATCACAAAAAATGCAGATGAGTTTTTAGATACTTCAATAAAAAGCATAAAACCTTTTGTGGATGAAATATTTATTGCGGATGATATGTCAGAAGATAAAACTTTAGAGATTGCAAAACAGAATGACTGCAAGATTATTCAAAAGGATTATTCAAAACTTTATCCGCTTGATTCATCAATAAAAGGCATTGGTGCAAATAAGGCAAAAGTCGCACAAAGAAATGACAGCATAAGAGATGCAAAAGGCGATTATATTCTTATTATGGATGATGATGAAGTTTACCATGAGGATACAATGAGGGTATTTGTTGATTGTGCCAGACTTGGCAGGAATGAACAATTAAGATTTCCCTTTTATCATTTTTGGAAATGTCTTAATAAAAGAATTGTCGGCCACATGTGGAATAACAGGCCGGAAAGATTTTATAAAAGAAAAGAGGGCTTGTCTTATGTCGGCAGGTCAGATACGGTTTGTATTCCAGATGGAAGGCTTGATTGCAAAGTCAATGGTTCTGTTGGCAGGGATGATTTAAAATGTTTTCATTATTCATATCTTAAAGACCCAGAAAAAATTATATGTAAATTAAGAAAATATCTTTTGAGGGATAATCCAAATGTCAATGAATCCAATCTTGAAGAATGGCTGATGAAACTCCCATTCATGGGAGGGGTATTAAATCAACCTCGATATGGAAATAACGGTTTATATATTGCCGGATGTGCAGACAATCAAAAAGAAGAAATTTTTGATTTTTCTTTAGAGAATCATCCGAAGATAGTCTTTAGAAATCCAATCATTTACAGGGACTATAAAAAGGGTGCGGATAAATATATGGAAACTCATTGGCAATTCCATAATCATTTAACTTATCCAAGACATCAGGCAAGAATAAAATATACTTCAAGATTCTGTTTTGGAAAAACCCTCGAAACCGGATGTGCAAATGGTTACTCAACTCATGTATTAAATACTTATGCAAAAGAAGTTCATAATAATGCAATTTTTTCCGGCTACGAAATAACGGATTGGGGTTATGCTGAAGCAATAAAAACTTATCCGCAATATAATTTTTATAAAGGCTTTGGTGAAATAATGCCATTTAAAGATGGTGAATTTGATACAGTGTTGATGCCGGAAGTCATTGAGCATTGTTTATATCCAAGAGCGTTAGCTGATGAAGGTTGGAGGGTAGCAAAACAAAGATTGATTATTACAACTCCGACAAAGAATCATCCAGACCCAGACCATAAAAGATTTTTCCCGATGGAAGAAATGAGAAAGTTTTTAAGACCTTATGGCGAGCCAATGTTTTATGGCTTGGATATAAATGGAAATATTTGTGAACGGGATTTTTATTTTTTAATAGCAGTAATTGATAAGGAATAAAAAATGAACAGACCAGCAATAGAATATGCAATGGAAAGATTTAAAAATCGGTATGATTTGATTATTGCAGAAATAGGAGTTGCCGCAGGAGGAAATGCCTACAATATGTTAAAGGCTTTTCCTCAAATAAAGAATATTGTTCTTGTTGACCCATATATAAAATTTGGAAATGGCAACGATAATGATTTTACTCCGCAGGAAAGACAGGACATTATTAAAGAACAGATGTTTGAAAGACTGAAGGAGTTTGAACATAAAAAAGTTTTTATTCATCAGACATCAAAATTCGCTTGTGAATTAATGTTGGATAATTATTTTGATTTTATTTATATTGACGGTGACCATTCATACAAAGCCGTTTTAGAAGATATTAAAATGTGGTATCCGAAAGTCAAAATAGACGGATTTATTGCAGGACATGATTACAATACAACAACAGGGGTATCAAAAGCAGTTGATGAATTTTGTAAAAATAATAGTCGCAAAGTAAAATTCTTCACTACAGAAAAGCCAACTACAGATAATTCAGACTGGTTAATTGACAAGGGGTTTATATGTTCTTATTAAAAACAGCAATGATTTCAAGTAAAAAAACTGTATTAAATGAAGGTGGATTTGATAATCTGGCTTATACAGCAAATGCTCTTAATGCTGATTATCTGGAATATCAAAATTTAAACTATGAATCACTTGCTCAATATCAGATGATTTTGTTAGTTGATATTAAAGATTATAGGATATGTAATGGAGCAGGACAAAAAATAAGAAAGATGTATCCGAATATGTTTATGGGATGGCATCAGGAAAGTTGTTGTGCAAATATATTTAGAAGACATAAATGTTATGGAAATTCAACCGTCTCTGAAGAATCTTGGGATGTTAATGTATTAAGTATTTGGAAAACTATAATGGCTTGTGATTTTATTATATGTCATAATAAAAATGATTTCTCTTTATCTTTTTATAATATATTTAGTGACAATAAACCTTGTTTTTCTTTAAGTCCATTCCTTCCAACAGAAGAAGCGGTTAAATATTTTAAACCTATTGAAGAAAAAGAAAAGGTTATTTCAATAGGATATAATTATGATTGGAGAGAAGGCGGTTTTCTTGGATATTTAATTGCTCAACATTTTACAGATTATGAAATGATTCAACAACAGAGAGGCAAATTAAATAATCCAGTTCAAAGGGTTGC